GTCTGTTACTTGAATTAGTTTAGTTGGGTCAGATACAATTGGATCTCTTACCACTTCAAACTGAGGTCTGAAGGTTGCATTTACACCAGTGTTTGATGGGATTGTAATTTCTGGATAGCGTGTAAATCCTAGACCAGGATTCAGAACTTTAACGTTCACAATTCTACCAAAAGTATCGCACTCATAATCAAGAACAGCACCGTTACTTGGAGTGATTTGTATTTGGTCAGAACCACAACTATAGTTAATTCCAGGGTCCTCAATTAAGACACTCTTCAATCTTAAAGCAGTTGGATATCTAGTTACAACTTCTGGTGGTAAGTCTGCAAATGGAGGAGCATATCCATTTCCTGGGTCATCAACAAGTATATCAACGATTGTTCCCTTTCCTCTAATCTTTTTAGGGCATGGAGGTGGAATTAAAATAGCAGAAATACCAATTGGATTTGCTGTCCAAGGATTGCTTGTTCCTGTAGATATGTTTATCTTTTTAGTGATTCTTAATGCAACTCCGCAAGGATTTTGGTCAAAGGTTTGATTAATTATTTCAACATTTTGCAATTCTATTTCAATTTTCTTTCTACCTTTCAGCACAGTTACATACTTTGATATTGGTTCACCTTCAAAACTGGTGCTTCTTGCAACTTCAGCACCATCAACAAAGACTGCAGCAATATTATCAGCTTGTAAGAAGAGTTCATACTGACCATCTTCAGGGAAATTCACATTATCCCATACCATTTTAACCAATCCAGAAACAATTTTACTCTTTGGACTGACCGACCTTTTGTTCATAAATTCAGACCATCGTGGATGACTATACTTGAATAATCCTTCTCCACTATAAGTAACACCATCATTTGAGGTGCCAGATATTAATCCACTAGAGTCTCCAGAAGAAGCAGCAGATCCAATATCATTTTTAACGTCAGAAATTATAATTTTAATATTCTCATCATCTCCATCAGCATCACGAAGACCTAATCTATTTGGACTGTTGATGATTGGACCTCTAGCACCAGGACCAGCACCAATAATTTGAATTGGTCCATAAGATTTTCCAGCAGTAAAACTTCCTTTACCTCTATCACCATCATTCTGTTTTATTGGATCTCTCTTTAACCTGATACTTCCAGTATCAGATGGTATTATAACTTCTTTCGCTGCTATTCCAGCAATTCCTGGATTGTCATCAACATTCATACTGAAAAGAATTTCTCCTGTTCCAGACCCACCAACTTCTAAAAATACACCTCTTCCTTTTTGGACAAAAGTTGGTTTTAACTTAGAATTAACCTTAGTAGCATCAGTAGCAACAGGAACACCCCAGTCTAAAGTATCAAAAATCTTTCTATCAACAACACTAAACTGCTCCGTTTTTTGATTTTCAACTTCTACATCAATCTGATGAATTCCTTTTGTTAAAAATACTTTTGTAGTATCTGGATCGTTTTTATTGAATCCATTAAGTTTTGAAACTTCATTACCATCTATTAAAAGTCTACCAAAATTATCTCTTGTTCCTTGAACACCATAAAATCCATCATAAGGAAGTTCAACGGTCCAAGAGTTTCTATAAGCAACTCCTCCACCATCAGAACCTTTTTCTGATGATGGTGGTATTGGAGAAATTGCATAACGATTCATGAAGTTACTCCACCTATCATCAAAAATAACAGGCCACCATTTTTGTGTAGAGGTTGGGAATCTTGTTGTCCAAATAGGATTGTTGGGACACCTTCCTTCCTGTGGTGGAATTGGTTCTTGAGGAACTGGTGGAACTGGAGCATCAATTGTTAATGCAACTCCCATGGGATTTTCATTCCAAGCCTTAGCAGAAATTGTTTTTCCTGCCAATTCTGGTCTTGATGGAGCAACATCATAACGATATGACAATTTAAAAGTTGTTCTGCTACCATCTGGACCTTTTGTTTGCTTTCCAGAAGAAAATTCTCCAGACTGTGCTTTAACTTGGAGATCATCATTATCATTATCTGACCCAATATAATCAGCAAAAACACCTTTTGCACTTGAGTTTGCACCACCTTCTTTATTTTTACTTCCATTTGCAAGAAGACCTTGCTCAACAGGACCTCTTTTAGAAACAGCTTCTACTTTATAATCGATATTTGGTTTTAATCTAATAATATCAGTTCTTGTTTCTCTATTTTTACTTACACCTCTAATCACAAAAGAGTGTGAATTATCGCTAGAAGTAAAATGAAAGTCAAGAAAGTTTGTTCTCTTTCCTTCGCCATATATGTTGAAGTTTACTGGAACAAAATCTGGTCCTGCTTGCCCAGGTATTTCTTCAAAGATTGGTGAATTAAGTAAATCTAACTTGATGGTATGAACACCTTTGAGTATTCTTTTTTTAACTGCACTTGGGGATTGATTAAAATTACCCAAGTCAAACACTTTATTCCCATCAATATACAACTCAGCTTTATTATCACACAGTCCATTAAAAACATAATCGCCATCATAGGGAAAGTCCTCTTCCCATTCAAAAGAAAATGGAATTCCAGCAAAATCACTTCCTCTTGCATTAGATGGGGGAACAGGTGAGATTGCATATTGATTCATAAAGTCACTCCACTGAGGGAAAGTAACATCAAACTTACTTCTTGTTACTTTTCCAACAGAGGTAGTCCTAAGTGGTGCAAATTTTCTTGTTGTCCACCAGGGTTTTGATAATCTTTGTAAGAACTCTTGATATTCTAAAATTTCCTTCTTGATTGGATCTTGAGATAGACTGGCATAAGTTGTTGGTTCCCATGCTCCCAAATTTTCGCCATTTGCACCATACTTAATACCATATCCAACTTCAGAGGGCTCACATAATTCATAATTTTCAAAATCAGATTCCTGGTCAAAAACTTCCTCTGTTTCTGCAACTTCACCAAGAACTGCACGAATTACGGCACCAGATCCAACACCACATTCATCTTTTGCCTCGACTACTGGAGGAAATTGATATCCAAATCCACCTGAAACTAAGTCAATAGCAAGTAAAGATCCATCTTCACCAACAACTGGATTTGCTTTTGGTCCTATTCCACCACCACCATAAAAGAAAACTTCTAGGGGTCCACAGTCAGCATCAAATTGAACTCCTTTACACTGCTGCTTATCATCAAGATCATCTGGAGTTAATCTATTAACCTCATTAATGTTAATATATCTAACTACTTTCCTTGTTTTGAATATAAAAGTTGTACCTGGATTCTTTTTGGCATATTCATTTGCCTCACATATCGTGACATCAGTAACTAACCCTCTCTGAGGGTCAATATAACTAACCTTTATGTCATTTGAAGATGCTGGTCCAAAAAGATTAAATGACATATCTTATTATATTTTTAACTTCCTAATCTTCATATGCATATTTATCGACAATTAATAGAGTTCAAGATCTGGAGTTGACTTAGTTGGCTCTAGGTAAGGAGTTGGTTTAGACGTTGAAGTTGCTGCTTGATTTTCAACTGTTCCTGGAGTATTAACTGCCTTTGTTGCAGACTCTGTTGCATTTTCAACAGACTTCTCACTTGGAGTTTGAGAATCTGGTTGAGAAGCACTACCACTTCCAAAGGTATAGAAGTCAGAAATCGCAACACTTGGCTTAAGTTCACATCCAAAAAGATTTAATTTAATGTTTTCAAAATTCAGAGCAGATGTCAGACTACCACTGATTCCATCAACCTTAGAAAGAACATCAGAGAAAGAATTACTTACACCTGCAACTTCAGTTTGAATATTATCTAAGAAACCATTCACATTATCAAGCAGTGCATTATTTGCTTTATCAATTTCAGGTCGGTTGATTGCCATTACCTGCCCAACTAAAGTTTCTGCATAACAAACTGGAACTTTAGCAACTGTGTCTTTTGGATTTCCAAGATTGCTTCGTATTTTCTTTTCAGTTTCATCTAACTTCAGGGCACTATTCAATAATTTTTCAATTAAATCACAAAGACCTCCCGTGATTTTATTGTATAGACATAGTATAAGTTCAGTAATGATTTCTTTAAGATCTGCAAACATAAATCTCATGGACGAAGGAAGTGCAGATACGACTTTTACAAGTGCCTTATTTAATAGTTTAAGAACATACTCCATAATCTTATCAAAGATTGGTTTCATATACTTTGCAATTTGACAAGATGCTTGTCTAAGTAAACTCTTTAAATCTGTAATGCCGCTTGATACTGCATCGACATAACTTGTGATTGCATTAAAGTATTTGCTTATTTTTTGAATGAGATTATCAATTGTAGTTTGAATAGCTCTCATGGCAGACTGAATCTTTCCATGAGGATTCATTATTGCAATTTTTTCTCTGTACTTATCTTCTCTCTGAACGTCTGCTGCACTCAGTTCATGAACAGCATCTGTATTTTCTCTTGTGGCTCCTGGTTGTGATGGTGAAGTTGGAGAGCTAGATTGTTGACAGCGATTTTTGATTCCCTCAGCAACTCTTTGTCTAACAAACTCGTCTCTTGCAGCACCAGTTAATCCCTGAATATCTGCCTCTGCTCTTGCACTTTGAGAATCTGCAAATTGCTCTTTAGATAAAGCAACGTCTGGTCTCAGACCAAACTTATCAAGTTTTACACCTGGTGGTGGAGGGGCACATTCTTTTGATTGGTCTTGTGATTTTGGTTTAACTACTACAAGACCCTCTTTGGGAACCTTTTCTGTTGCTGGTCCTTTTGATTCAGCTCCTCTAGCATATCCACTTGTTGCAGCAAAGTTGGAGTTATTATTACCAATTGTCGTGTTTAATGCTGTCTGTGCATTATTCCCAAGTACTCCCATAATGACAGGAACTTGCATGTCCTGCCCATCAAGGAAGAAACCAAAAACAAAATTGCCTTGCCTTAAGTTTGGTGTTTGCCCTGCATTTGTTTGCCCGCCACCACCAGTAATGGGATACATTACCTGTGCCCATGGAAGCTGGTCTGATGGAATTGTCTCCTCTTCTTTATCGTGGAGACCAATAATTCTTACTTTATATCTCCTTCCCCATCCAGGAATTGAATCTTTACTTTCAAATTTTCCCGAAAGAATATTATCTCTCCAAGTAGAGTCGTCAGCAATCTGACCAACCCACCAGAGAAAACTACCGCCTAAAAATCCTGGGTTAAATAAAGATCCTCCTCCCTCCATTACTTATCAATCTTCATAAATTTTACACTCTGATGCATCTGGATTTTCATCACAGAACATTTCGAAAGCTGTTGGGTCATGGTCTTCATCTGGATGCTTTGCCTGATACTTTTCAAGATGATCCAACTCATCTTCCACATGACGACGCATTTGCGGAGAAAGAGTAGGATTATCTAGAAGATCCTTGTCATCATTAATGTGTTGTTGAATACTTTTATGTGTCATAATGGATTATAATTTGAAGTGTGATTTCCCTTTCTCCCAAAAGAATCCCTTACCAGATTTAATTTTGTATACGTTTCCTTTGGAGAAATGTAGTGGCATAAATCCGCTATAATATATAGACCACCACTTTCCTTGTTGACATCATCATTTTTAATATCAGTTTGAAGTTCTGGAACATCCAAGAATACTACATCACCAGCATGTAGTGAGAAATCACCTGCTATTGTAATGGTTGCCTTGGATGAAAACAACTGTCCATATCTTCTAATTGACTGATTTAAAATTGCAGCAGGTTCAAAGTTTTCTTCTTTAGACTTTTGCAACTGCTGTTGATTTTTACCAGTTCCAGTTCCTGCTGGTAGTGTTCCTTTATCAATCAACATATACTGTGTTCTTGAGAATTCTTTGTTTCTACCAGCACGGTCAAATCCTTTGTTTAAAACAGGCAATTCTTTACCAGCAAGTTTTAAAGATTCCTCCTTATCTTTTGCGCTTGCAGTTATTACTTGGTAGAAACAACTGAATGGATCAAACAAGATAGTTCTTGTAGAGAATGCTCCCAACTGCAATTTATCTTGAACGTCAACACGATTATCTTTTTCATACTCAAGTGCTTTTACATCATAACCAGCAGGAAGATTTTCTCCTCTGGAATCTGGAGATTGGTTGTAAACGATAGACTTCTTTTTCTCTTGAGATAGAAGACCATCAATAGATTTAAACTTGAATCCTTCAGAGGTTTCAAAGAAAAAGTATCCAGCACTTTCACCTTTTTTCTGTGCTTGTGCAGAAACAGATTTTTTTGACAACCAGTTCAAAGCATAATATGGTTTTCTATTATTACCTATAAAATTAAAGTTATTTGAAGTTTCTTCTATATCAATTTCTTTTTCAGTAGCAAGATAATTTTGATCGGTTAAAATTTTTCTTATGTGATTAGATATTTTTCCATCAAATCTTTCATTCAATCTAACTTTTTCATTCATAATAAACTCTTTTGAAGTCAAGTCAAGCTGAACCAAAGATTTTGTTGTATCATCAGAGAGTGGTGTAACCTTGTTGACATACAAAATTAAGTCTAACTCAGATTCATTATTATCTTTAAACTTAACCTGAACTCTTTCTTGCCCAACAATTGGTAATCCATCAACAGCGGTTTTATTGTTTACTGCGTTTCCAGTATCAGCAAAAGTAACAGTAGCACGTATAGAATCTTGAAGAATGCTTTCATAGTAAAGCAATCCAACAGTACCACCAGTAACACTTACTGACTTTCCAGTTTTATTAGAAACTATTTCAAGTTGTGTAATATTTGATGCTTCAGCAGACTTTGTTACTATTTGATTTGCCATTTGATATTACCTCTTATTTCTATTTACCAACCTTGATATAAAGATTCAAAAGGATCACTTCCACCACCTACGGGAATAATAGTAGTTCCACCAGAAGTATTAGAATCATATTCATCTTCCATTTGATTTGATTGTGGAACAATTATAGTTTGTGCAGACATTGCATCATATGGAGCATATTGTTGAATCGCTTGCATAACACCTTTATATCCTTTTGCCTGATTGATAGC